CAACATTAGAACACGATAAAAAACTAAAAGATTTATCAGTAGTTGAATCTTGGATAGTTGAAGATACTGAAATGGATAAATCTAAAAAGTACGGTTTAAATGCACCTGTAGGAACTTGGATGGTATCAATGAAAGTTAATAACGATGCTATATGGAATGACTTTGTAAAAACAGGTAAGGTTAAAGGATTTTCAATCGAAGGATATTTTAGCGACAAATTAGAAATGAGTTTACAAATAGCTAAAGAACAAGAATTAATAGATAAAATAAAATCAATAATAACTAATGCTGAAATTAATAAATAAAATTATGGGAAATAAAACAAGTTCACCAAAAGGTGGGAATAGAGGTTGTTTATGTAAAGATGGTAAATACTCTCAAAAGTGTTGTAATGGAGAATTACAAGAACAAGGAATAGGTTCTACTTTTAACCAACAAACAAGCACAGTTACAAACACAAATACTGCAAGAGTTATAACAAGTGTAAGTTCGTAATTTATAACAAAAATAAATAATAATAATTAATATAAAAAAAATAGTATGACAACTGAAAAATTAGTAAACAAAGCATTGTTTGGAAAAACAGAATTATCTTCTCAAAAAGTAGAATTGGCTTTGTTAGATACAATAGAAAGTGATGTTTTAGCTAATGGAAAATCTAAAGATACTGCAAGACAATTAATAAGAGATTCTTTTTCAAATATAGCAAAAGCATTTGATTTATATACATCTGTTAAAAATAGACAAGATAATATAAAAAAAAATTCAGATAAATTTAAAACATCTATAAAAGAGTTAGGAATTGAAGTTACAGACCAATTTCAAAAAAATATTTTAGCTGATTTATATATTGATAAAGAAATTGATAATTCTGTTAAGGCGTTGCAATCTGCATCAAGTGCTTTAAAAATAACAGGAGAAGTTTAATAAGTAAATATTAATGTAATTAATTTTTAAATTTAAAAGCCTATATTAATTTATAGGCTTTTTTTATTAAATATTATTAATTTCTTTTTTTACTTCTTGCCAAAAACCTTTTCCTAATTCAAATATAGGTAAATCTTTTCTTAATGATTTTATAATTTCATTAACTGATATTAATGCAGATTTTTTAGTTAATTTTTTAGCTTCAGATATTAACATAAAATTACTTGCTAACTGTTTTTCAGCAATTATTGACCTATGTTTTAAATATAATTCACTTGCTTTTTCTTTTGGTGACATAATTTAATTTGTTTTAAAAATACAATATATAATATATAAAAGTAATGAATTAGCTATTGCAAATATAATACTCAATTTTAATACTTCTAAAAAAAAATATTGTTTTTTATATTTTGATTTCATAATTATATTTATACATCTCTATTAATTGTCCTTGTGTTGGATTAAATTCAATCCACTCTTTTCTCCATTTACTAAAATATTGCATATTAATTTTTTTTTAATTGTTTTGACAAATATATAAAACTTTATAATATAAAATTCACTTTAACAAATATTTAACTAATTTATAACAAATATAAATAAAAGTAATTAATATATAAATTTAAAATTTTTAATATGAATGTACTAAACGAAATTAAGACTTTACTTGGGATGGAGATAAAACTTGCTCAAATGAAACTTAAAGATGGAGTTACTGTTATAGAAGCAGATGCTTTTGAAATGGATAACAATGTTTTTATTGTAAACGGTGAGGATAGAATTCCTGTACCTGTTGGAGAATACGAATTAGAAGATGGAATGATTTTAGTTGTAGCAGTTGAAGGTGTTATTGCTGAAATTAAAGAAGCCATTGTAGAAGAAGAAGCTCCTGAAGCTGAAGTAGAAGTTGAGGTTGAAGCACAAGCTGAAACAGTAGCAACTCCTAAAAGAATTGTAGAATCAGTATCTAAAGAAATGTTCTTTTCTGAAATTGAAAAACTACGTACTGAAATTGCTGAATTAAAATTAGCAAAAGAAGTAAAAGAAGAATTAAGTTCTGATGTTGTTGTTGAACCATTGACACATTCGCCAGAAGTTAAATCTGAATTAAGAATAAATAAAATATCAACTAATCGCCAAATGACTACACAAGATATAGTTATGGCAAAACTTTTTAATTAAAAAATAATAAATTATGGCTACTACAACAAGTATTACTACTACTTATGCAGGAGAATTTGCAGGAAAATATATCTCTGCTGCATTATTATCAGGTTCAACTATCGCCAATGGTGGTATTGAAGTTAAACCAAACATTGCTTTTAAAGAAGTAATTAAAAGAATCGCTACAGATGCTATTGTAAAAAATGCAACTTGTGATTTTGATGCTACATCTACAGTTACATTGACTGAAAGAATTATTACTCCTGAAGAATTTCAAGTAAATTTACAATTGTGTAAAAAAGATTTCCGTTCTGATTGGGAAGCTATTCAAATGGGATATTCTGCATTTGACACTTTGCCTCCATCATTTGCTGATTTCTTATTGTCTCACGTTGTAGCTAAAGTTGCTGAAAAAACAGAACAAAATATTTGGAAAGGTGTTACTGCTAACGCTGGAGAATTTGACGGATTCTTAACTCTTGCTGCTGCTGATGCTACTGTTATTGATGTAGCTGGTGTTTCTGGTGGTGTAACTGCTACTAATGTAGTTGCTGAACTTGGAAAAATTGTTGATGCTATTCCTGCTGCACTTTACGGAAAAGAAGATTTGTATTTATACGTTTCTCAATCAATCGCTCGTGATTATGTACGTGCTTTAGGCGGATTTGGAGCTTCTGGATTAGGTGCTAACGGTACAAACGCACAAGGAACACAATGGTTTAACAATGGCTCACTTTCTTTTGATGGTGTTAAAATCTTTGTTTGTAACGGAATGACAAATGATTTTGCTATTGCTGCTCAAAAATCTAACTTATACTTTGGAACAGGTTTGTTATCTGACCAAAATGAATGTCAAGTTATTGATTTAGCTGACATTGACGGAAGTCAAAATGTAAGAGTAGTAATGAGATTTACTGCTGCGGTTCAATATGGTGTAGGTTCTGAAATTGTACTTTACACACCAACTGCATAATCTGAATTATAATACTAAATATAGGGGAGGTAAAATGCCTTCCCTTTTTTTTAACTTTAAAATATAAAAGCCAATGCCTTGTGATATTTCTTTAGGACGGGCTGTTCAATGTAAGGACAGTCTTGGAGGATTAAGAGCAGTTTACTTCATTAATTGGGGTGATGCTACAACAGTAACATATTCTGCAACTGCAGGACAAGAGGATGTAATTACCGCTTTAGGTGGTACTCCTGTTGGTTACAAATATGAATTAAAAGGAACTTCAACTTTTGAGCAAACTTTAACAAGTTCAAGAGACAATGGAACTACTTTTGTAGACCAAAAATTATCTTTGGATATTAAAAAATTAACTATTGCTGACCATAAACAACTTAAACTTTTAGCTTATGGTCGTCCACAAGTTATTGTTGAAGATAACAACGGAAATTTCTTTATGGCAGGATTAACTAAAGGAATGGATTTAGTTACTGCTACTGTTTCTACAGGTGCTGCAATGGGTGATGCTTCATCTTACAAAATGGAATTTCAAGGAATGGAAAAAATACCTGCAAATTTCGTTACTGGACCATTAACTACAGGAATATTAGCTTCTATTGTTGAAGGTACTGTAGCATAATATTTTGTTTGTTTGTTTTTTAAAAAGGTGTACTTTAATTAGTATGCCTTTTTTGTTTTAAAACAATTCTACGTTAAATTTATTATTAAATAAAATAGATTATGATAATTTTAAAAGAACAAAATACTCCGCAAACATTTAGTTTTATTCCTCGTGAATTAAAAGCTACTACTATTGTTTTAAGAAACGAAACAACAGGAAGTGAAACAAATATAGCTGCTGATTTTTTCTTGTCTGATTATTATTTAACAACGACATCAATTTTTAATTTAAAAGAAAATACATTTTATAATCTTTCAATTAAGAATAATAACGAGATAGTTTATCAAGATAAAGTTTTTTGCACAAATCAACAAACATCTACATATACAGTTAATGAAAATCAATACGCTACACCTACAGAAGATAATGACGATTACATAACACCGGATATGGACGATACAGTAACAATTGGCACTCAAATATGGACTACTAAAAACCTTGATGTTACTACTTATACAGATGGTACACCAATACCTTTAGTTCAGAAACAATTTTGGGCAGGACTAACTACGGGAGCTTATTGTCATTACAACGATAATCCAGCTAATGACATTATATACGGAAAACTTTATAACGGATTTGCTGTTTTGGGAATACACGATAACGACCCTAATACACCAAATAAAAAATTAGCCCCAATAGGTTATCACATTCCAACAGACGCTGAATGGACAACTTTAACTGACTATTTAGGTGGTGCAAGTGTATCAGGTGGCAAAATGAAATCAACAGGAGCGACTTTTAACGGAACAGGACTTTGGAACACACCTAATACAGGAGCAACTAACGAATCAGGATTTACAGGACTCCCCGCGGGTTTTCTTCAAGGTTTTAACGGAGCGTTTAACAATCAATCGATAACGGGTTATTTTTGGAGTTCTTCAGAATTCAATGCAAATAATTTATACTTTAGATATTTACAGTATAATACTGCTGCTACTCTTATCGGTAATTTCCCTAAAATTAATGGTTTTTCAGTAAGACTAATAAAAGACATTTAGTATGAAAAATAAAATAAATAAAGAATTTAAAATATATGAGTAATATATCAATAGTAAATTTAAGTGCTTATACAAGTCCTGTAATACAAGAAAATAAAAAGAATGATTTTATTGAATATGGAAGTGATAACAATTACTTTCAATATTTAATAGATAGATATTTGTATTCTGCTACAAATAGTGCTATTATAACAGGTGTTGCTAATATGATTTATGGCAAAGGATTAGATGCTTTAGATTCTAATAAAAAGCCTAATGAATATGCACAAATGAAGTCTATTATAAAAGATTCTGATTTAAAGAAAATAGCTTTAGAAAGAAAACTTTTAGGAATGGCTGCAATGCAAGTTGTAATGGAAAAGAAACAAGTAAAACAAGTTTTACACTTTCCAATGCAAACATTAAGAGCAGAAAAATGTAATGATAAAGGACAAATTGAAGCTTGGTATTACCATAATGATTGGAAAAATAAAAAACCAACTGAACAAATAAGAAAAATACCTGCTTTTGGATTCGGTAATGGAAATGAAGTTGAAATATATGTTATTAAACCTTATGTAAGTGGATTTGATTATTATAGTCCTATTGATTATTCTGGTGCTTTACCTTATGCTTTATTAGAAGAAAACATAGCAGATTATCAAATTAATGATTGCCAAAACGGTTTTAGTGGTACAAAAGTAATCAATTTCAATAATGGCATTCCTTCTGAAGAAATGCGTGATAAAATGAAACGTGAAGTACTTGGTAAATTAACAGGTGCAAGAGGTGAAAAAGTTATTGTAGCTTTTAATAGTAATGCTGAATCAAAAACAACTGTTGAGGATTTACCTTTAAATGATGCTCCTGCACATTATGAATATTTATCAAGAGAATGTTTTGAAAAACTAATAGTAGGACATAGAGTTACAAGTCCAATGTTATTAGGAATTAGAACAGGAGATGGTGGTTTAGGTAACAATGCAGACGAAATAAAGACTGCTACGCTATTATTTGACAACATAGTAATAAAACCATACCAATTAGAAATAATTGAAGCATTAGACGTTATTTTAGCTATTAACAATATATCATTAAAGTTATATTTCAAAACAATACAACCTTTAGAATTTATTGATGTATCAGGAATGGATGCAGAAACAATGGAAGAAGAAACAGGTGTTAAAATGTCTGCTGAAACTAATGTAGAATTAGATGATTTTCTTTCTTCTAAAGGTGAAATACTTTCTGATAATTGGGTTTGTGTTGATGAAACTGAAGTTGATTATGATACAGAAGAAGAATTAGATTCTGAAATTAACAATCTAAATAAAAAAAGTATATTATCAAAAATTGTAAAATTTGCAACAAGTGTCAGTTCAAGACCAAATGCTAAATCTTCACAAGATAAAGAAATAGATAGTTTTAAATTTATTACAAGATATTCTTATACCGGTAATCAAAACCCAGAAAGAGAATTTTGTAAAAAAATGATGACTGCATCAAATAACGGTAGAGTTTACAGAAAAGAAGATTTAGAAAATGTAAATTCTAAATTAGTTAATGATGGATTTGAACACAATAATACTCCTTACAATATCTTCTTATATAAAGGTGGCCCACGATGCCACCATAAATTTTTAAGAAAAACTTTTGTAAATATGGAAGGTGTTAAAATTGATGTTAATAATCCTAATGCAAAAACAATATCTGTTGCAACTGCTGAAAAATATGGTTATAGAATTAGAAACGCAAAAGAAGTGGCAATGATGCCAAATGATATGCCTTTAAAAGGTTTTCATCCAAATAATAAAAATTTACCTAAAGACGTTTAAAAATGGCAAAAGCACTCTTTATAACAACAAATGATTTAATTAAATATACCAATTTAAATGGTAATATTGATGCTGATTCATACACTCAATTTATTTTTCAAGCACAACAATTGCATATACAAAATTATTTAGGAACAAAATTATATAATAAAATTAACGATGGTATTGTTGCAGGTAATTTAATAAGCCCATATACAACGCTTTTAAGCGATTATATTAAAATGATGGTAGTATGGTGGACAATGGTAGAGTTTTTACCTTATTCATCTATTAAAATAACTGAAAAAGGAGTATACAAACATAATTCAGAAAACAGTACAACAGTTGAAAAGTCTGAAATAGATTTTTTAATTGAAAAGTCAAGAGATACTGCACAATCTTATACAAATAGATTTATTGATTATATGAGTTTTAATCAAACTTTATTCCCTGAATACTATCTAAATTCAAACGCAGATGTTTATCCAGATAAAGACGCAAATTTTACAGGATGGGTACTATAAAAGAAACATACAAGCCAAAAGAAACTAACGTAAAAAAGTTAGAGGTATTTTTAAACAAACTAAATAAAGACAAATAATGGCTTTAGACTTTACACATATAAAAGGAGATACATTTGAAGCAGTAAACTTTCAAATGCTTGTTAATTCGGTAGCATTAAACTTAACAGGTTGCACATTAAGAATGCAATTAAGAAAAGAATATGGAGGTGTAATATTTTTATCTTTAACTTCTGTTGCAAGTGCAGGAATAACTATTACAACTCCTGCTACTGGTTTATTTAGAATTAATAGACAGATAATTAATATTGATGCTGCAAATTATATTTATGACATTGAATTAATTAAAGCAGATGGAACTGTTAAGACTTATATAAATGGAAACTTTTCAATAACTAATGATGTAACTCGATAATGGCAAACGATATAATAGACATTAATGTTTCTGAAACAGTTGATAGTGTTTCAATAACTGTAAATCCAAATTTAACGACTGTAAACATAAACCAAGTTACGGGTGGATTAAATCAAACTTTGCAATCTGTTACAGATTTAGGGGCAACAACAACTAATTCTATAACTGCTAATTCATTTGTTAAAACAGGTGGAACTGCAAGTCAAATATTAGCTGCTAATGGTTCAGTAATAACTGCTGGTACAAACATAACAATAAGTGGAGGTACTATATCTGCAGCTGGTAATGGTACTACAAATTTAAGCACAACACAAACTGCTTCTAATTTTACAATTAATAGCAATACAGGAACAGATGCAATTGTACCTTTGGGAAATGGAACTTTAGCAGGAGCTACTTTAAATGATTATACAACTGCTGAAAAGAATAAACTTGCGGGAATAACAGGCACAAATACTGGAGACCAAAATTTACAACAAGTTACTAATATAGGGGCAAATACTACTAATGGTATAAACATTGATACTGAAGATACTTACGAAATAGGTCTTTATGCAATTTCTAGTGGTATTGGTATTAAAGGAGAATCAAGAGAAACATACGGGGTTTATGGAATTTCAACATCGACAGCAGGTGTTTATGGAGCTTCAGATAGTGGATATGGGGTTGAAGGAAATTCAGATAATGGAGTAGCTGTATATGGTAATTCTCAAGACAATATTGGTGTACAAGGAAATTCAAGCGGTGGAACAGCTATATCTGCATACTCTGACTATGGGACAGGTTTAGTTGCTACTTCTGAATCAGGTGTAGGTGTTTCTGCTTACTCTAATTCAATAGGTTTAGAAGTAAATGGTAATGGTACAATAGCTATTGAAGCTAATTTAGGTAATTCAAATAAAGGTTTGGTTATAAATAGTGGTGCTTCGTCAACTGGCAATTTCATAGAATTAGATAAAAATGGAGTTGATAAGTTAATAGTAAATCAAGCAGGAGAATTAACTGCTGAAAAATTAATAAAATCAGGTGGAACATCATCACAAATATTAGCAGCTGATGGTTCAGTGATAACTGCTGGAAATAATATAACAATTACAGGTGGTCAAATATCTTCTGTTGGTGGTGCAGGTGGCGGAGGTTCAAGTGTTAATTATTATCTAAATGGTGGTACAAATCAAGGTACTTTTGGAGGTACAACTTATTATGAGTTTAGTAAAACAGCGGTAATAGGAACAGGTGCAGACTTTAATATAAGTTCTAATGGATATATAGCTTCATTTATAACTGATGTAGCAGACCCATCATTATTGCTTATTCCTGCTGGAAATTGGAATTTAGAATTTTTCTTTTCTTCAAGTTCCGCTGGTGGTTCACCTTCATTTTATGCTGAATTATATAAATACGATGGAACTACATTTACCTTAATTGCAAGTGGTTCTGCTGTTCCTGAAGGAATAACAAACGGAACAGCTATAGATGCTTATTTTACCGCATTAGCAGTACCTGAAACAGTATTAACAGTAAATGATAGATTAGCTATTAGAGTTTATGTAAATGCTTCAAGTAAAACAATTACACTACATACACAGAACGGGCATATTTGCGAAGTAATAACTACTTTTTCAACAGGATTAACTGCTTTAAATGGATTACAAGCACAAGTTCAGAATTTTGCAACAGGAACATCAGGAACAGATTTCGCTATAAATTCAAGTGGAAGTACACATACATTTAATTTACCTACTGCTTCTGCAAGTAATAGAGGTGCTTTATCTTCTGCTAATTGGACTACATTTAATAACAAACAAGATACTTTACAAAATACTGTAAACATAAAATCTATAAACGGAAATAGTATTTTAGGCAGTGGTGATTTAACAATATCAGGTACAGGTATATCTTCATTAAATGGATTAACAGGTGCAACTCAAACTTTTAGTGTAACTACAAATACAGGTACAGGAATTCCAGCTTGGACATCATCAGGAACGAATCACCAATTAAATATACCTACTGCTGGAGGATCTGGAGTAACTGGATTAATTACAGCAACAAGTCAATTCATTACAGGTACAAAAACATTTACATCTAACCCAGAAATACCCGTTCCTGCTGGAAATAGTGGACCTTGTATAGTTTTAGGTAGTACTGGAGGTGGAGGTGCAACAGGTACATTAAGTATAGGAGATACTGTAACTTATCCTAATGGAGTAGAAATGCAACACGTTAAAGGTGTTACAAGTTCTGTTCAAACACAATTAAACGGTAAAGCAAGTGAACTTGATGTTGCAGAACAAACATATAGCTTATCTCCTACATTTACTGGAACTGCACCAACAATTATTTCATCAAGTACATATCAATGGAATAAAGTGGGTACTTTAGTAACTGGTAGAGTAAATTTAATTTATACTACACCTGGAAGTATTTCACAAGTTGTTATCCCATTACCTGCTGATATGCCAACTCCATTAAGTCCAACTGGATTGACTGGTGCTTTAGATATTTTGTATTATGGCGTGGGTATGTTTAACGCATTAACAACTTCGGTTTCTACTCTTTCAAGGAATTGTTTATTAAGAAGAAATGTAACAAATACTGGATATGAGTTTGTAATAACACATTCATCGGCAATATCATCTAGAGTAATATCATTAACTTTACAATACTTTACATAATGAGACATATAAGACAAATTAATTCAGTAGGAACAAATAGCTACACGATAGTAAATTTAGATAATTATGTAGGAGAGTTAGAAAATCATCCAATATTTATTGATTATTCAGATTTATTTGAAATTTCAGAAGATGAATTACCATCATACATACAATATGTAAATTATGAATAATATAGATAAAATATTAAACAAGATAATATCACGCAAACTAATGGTTTTTGTTATAGCTTGTTGCGGATTATTCGCTGGGGATTTAACATCTCAAGATTGGGTAGTAATAGCAACTGCTTATGTAAGCATTCAAGGATTTACGGATATAGTTGCAAAATTAAAAAGTTAAAATGGAGTCAATGAAATTATATATGCTTAATTCGTTAGCATTGGTTATTACGTTTACTAACGTAGAAAATATATTAAAATTAACTCTTTTGATATTATCAATTATATATACAGGTGTTAAAATTTACGAATCATTTAATAAAAATACAAATGAAAATACAGATAAAAAGACTTCATAAAACTGAAAATTCTACAATAGGAGAAATGACTATTGATGGTAAATTTGAATGCTATACTTTAGAGGATATAGAAAGAGATGTTAAAATAAAATCTGAAACTGCTATTCCAAAAGGTACATATAAAGTAATTATAAATCAATCAAACAGATTTAAGAAATTAATGCCATTGGTTTTAAATGTTCCTAATTTTGAAGGCATACGTATTCATCCTGGTAATTCTAATCACGATACAGAAGGATGTATATTAGTTGGTCAATGTAGGTCAGTTGACTATATTACAAAGTCAAGAAAAGCCTATGAAATATTATTTGCAAAAATGAAATTAGCTAAAGAAATAACTTTAACAATATCATAATGATTAAAAAAAATAAAGGAGTTTTATCATTTTGGTTAGCAGTTTTATTAGCTTCTATTGTAATTACAATGTTATCATCTTGTTCAACAAGAAAAGTAGTAATAGAAGAAGTTAAGAAAGATTCTTTGTCCCAAATTTACACTAAAATAGAGACGAAAAAAGATATAAAAATAGAAACTAAAAATGATATTATAACTGATGAATTTATTATTACTCCATTAGATACTTGTAAAGATATTGTAGTAAACGGTAAAACGTACAGAAACGTTGTTTTAAGACACATAAATACAAAAGACAATAGTTTACACAAAGAAGATATAAAAGTGTCTAAAATAGAAGATAAACAACAAACTACAAAGTTTAAAGAAAATACAAAAGTTAAAAATATAGAGAAAACTTCTAATCCAATAGGATATATTTTAATTATAATTATAATTTATTTAATATGGCAAAACAGACGGTGGTTTCTACCCGTATAGAAACTAATATTTCAAGACCAAATGTACATTCAAAAACAAAATCTTCTAAATTAAAATCTTCTAAAAATTATCAAAAGAAATACAAAGGTCAAGGTAGATAAATTTGGCATATATTAGCCTTCTCCACACTTTGTTTTTTGTTATTTATTTTGTTTCTTTTTGGTTATTTATTTTAATCTTTTTTTAAATACTTATTTTGTTTTTTTGATTACAAGGCAAAGTTACAGGATAAAAAATTAAAACAATACTATTTTAAAATAAAGTTATTGTATGTTAATGTTAATAATGTATAATTATATTTGTATATGGCAATAGTTTATAGACATAGAAGATTAGATACTAATAAAGTATTTTATATAGGTATTTCAAAAGATTATAAAAGACCTTATCAAATAGGAAAATATAGAAATAAAATTTGGAATAGAATTGTAAATAAAACTGATTTCTTAATTGAAATAATCGCTGAAAATATTGAATATAAAGATGCTTTAGAATTAGAAATTTTATTAATTAATTTATATGGTAAATTAAAAGATAAAACAGGAACACTATCTAACATTACTAATGGTGGAGAAGGAACTTTAGGATTATCTCCTTGGAGTAAAGGAACTAAAGGTGTATGTAAATCTAATTCAGGCAGTTTTAAAAAAGGTCATAAATTAGGAGTTGGAAGAAAACTTTCTGAAGAACATAAAAATAAGTTAATTCAATACAATACAGGAAGAATACCTTCAGATTATACTAAAAAAAGAGTAATAGAAAGTCATATTAAATTATGTTTAGATTTATACACTGGAATATTTTATAATAGTTTAAATGATGGTTGTTATGCGGTAAATATTAGACCAAATACTGAAGCTACAAGAATAAGTAGAAAAAGTAAATTACAAAGATTTATATATGTCTAAAGAAATAAAAAGAAGTACACTTATTAAAAAACTTGATTCTGTTTTTTCTATATACATTAGAAGAAAAAATGCTATAAATGATATAGCTGAATGCGTTACTTGTAAAAAGAAAAGTCATTGGTCAAAACTTCAAAATGGTCATTGGGCAAGTAGGAGGCATTATAGCACAAGATGGGATGAACAAAACTGTAACGTTCAATGTGCAGGTTGCAATGTATTTAGAGCAGGTGAAATTTACTTATATACTAAATATCTTTGTTCACAATATGGTGAAAACTTTCCAGAACAACTTTATATAAAATCTCAAAAAACAGTTAAATTTGCTGATGATGATTTGATTGAAATGATTGAATATTATAATTCTAAATTAGAATCTTTGTAGTTCTCTGTTTATATATTGTTTGTTAGAAAAGGGGTGCTTTAATTAGTGTCCCTTTTTTTATTTTAAAACTTTAACTTTTCTTTAACACTTTTATATCTAAAACAGTTATATATTTGTACTCAACAAACAATAACAATTTAAAAAATAGAAATTATGTACGAAGTATTTAGATTAGAAATGGAAGATGAATTTAATCAATGGGTAGAAGTTTATAAAAATACTCAATATCAAATTAGATTATTAGTAGGTAAAAATCAAACTGATTCTGAAATTATAGAAGAAATGTTTAATTCTTATCAAATATCAAAATTATTATTTTAACAAACTAAAAACAAACAAAATGAAACAGAATTTAAAAGACATCGGATTAGCATTTATTTTATGGGGATTATTTTTTACTTTAGTATTAACTTTAACACTTTAACAAATGGAAGAATATAAAGGATGGATAATTCAAAAAAATGATTATAACTACGAGAATAATGCTTATAACAATTACGAGTACTACAATGGAAACAACTGCGATTCTCCAATAAGATACTGCTCGACAGTTGATGACTGCAAAGAAAATATTGATTATTTAATTAAAGAATTTTATTACTAATGGCAAAAATAAAACATTATCCTGAAGCTTGGTTTATTTGTAGAGACGAAAGAGACTTTTCATCTACACATTTTAAATCAAAAGAATTAGCTGAAAAATATGCTAAAAGAATGGGGTTTATAAATTACGAAATTAAGATGATGTATTATATGACCAGATGAAAGAAATTATAGAACAATTAGAAATAGAATTAAATCAACTTGGTCCTAACTGGAATTTATTTGGAAAAGTTGATAAAATGAAATATTTATTAGAACAATTAAAACAACAATTAAAAACAAATAACAAATGAAAGATTTATTAGATTACAACAGATTTAGATTAGAAGCAATGCAAGATAGAATTTGCAAATTAGAAAACCATCTTCAAACATTAGAAACATACTGTTTTGAATTAGCTGATGAAAATTGTCCAAGAGAATACAAGACAATAATTAAACAAGAACTTTATAACTTAAAAACAAAATAAAATGGAATTAACATTAAATCAAAAATTGTCTTTAATTCAAAAAGAATTTAAAGCATCAAAGTCAAAATTCAATTCATTCGGTAAATATAACTTTAGAAGTGCTGAAGATATATTAGAAGCATTAAAACCTTATAATGAAAAATACCAAGTTAATTTTACAATTACAGAATGTATGGTAGAATCACAATTTATACAATTTCCAATGTTAGAGTCTACTGCTTCAATAAATGACGATTTAGACACAATAAGTGCTTCAGCTATAGTTGGTGTTGATTTAGAACAAAAAGGGATGCAAATGCCACAAAAATTTGGTTCAGCAAGTTCTTATGCTAAAAAATATGCTTTAGGTAATTTACTTTTGATTGACGATACACAAGACCCTGATGCATCAAATAAACACGATAAAGCAGAAACTTTAACATCAAAAGAAATTAGTGCAGCATTAGATGATAAAAAATGGTTAAATAAAAATACACCAGAATTTAATAAAGCTATTGAATATTTAAAAAATGGTGGTAATATTGCAACTATTGAAGGCAAGTATAAAATGACTAAAGTTGTAAAAGACGAATTATTAAAAGTTAAATAATATATTTGTCAAGTAAATTACACAAAAAACTTGACATTTTAATAAAGCTGAATAGCTGACAACAGTAAAAAAAGGTAAGCAAAATAAAATTAAATAATATGAGTGCATTAATTAATGTAAGTTTAAGAGTTGACAAATTACCAAAAGAAAAATTTGTATCAGGAAAAGATGGTGCGGTTTATTACAACTTTACAGTTGGAGTAAATGACGAATCAAACCAATGGGGACAAAATGTTTCTTTAACAGATAGTCAAACAAAAGAAGAAAGAGAAGCAAAGAAGCCTAAAACGTATTTAGGAAATGGAAATGTAATCTGGACAAATGGAACTATATCAGTTGCTGATAAAAAAGCAGAAGTAACTGCATCAGTTGTAGATGACAATTTACCTTTCTAATTAATTAATAAAAAGGGGAGGCAAAATTTGATACAGTAAAAATTTAACTCCCCAATTATTACAACAAACAACAAAAATGAAAGAAATTCAAATTTTTAATTTTACTATACTAGCTTTTGATATTTTAGGATTGATATTTATTTATTTTAAATACGGTAAAAAATGGTAACAGTTAATAGTATATCAGGTGGTAAAACATCATCTTATTTAGCAAAACATTATCCAGCAGATATAAATATATTTTCATTAGTACGTATTGATGATAAAGATAATTTATGGATGAAAGGAAAAGATGAAAAGACAAGACAAATAATTTCAGATAATTTAGGTTTTGAATTTATAGGAACTGCTGAAATGGATGAAATAATCTATACTATTTTAGATTTAGAACAATTTATAGGACAGGAAATAACTTGGGTAACAGGTAAATCATTTGAAGAAGTAATTAAACAAAATTATGGTTACTTACCTAATAAAATGACAAGATATTGCACAGTTGAAATGAAATTAAAACCCATTTTTAATTGGCTACAAGAAAATACAGAACTACCAATAGAAATGAGAATAGGATTTAGACCAAATGAAATTTCAAGAGCAGAAACAGTTTTAAAACGTGCTGATGAAAATGGAATAGAATTTTTCAATACAATTATTGGTAAAAGAAAAACACAAAACAAATGGGGTTTAGTACCATATAGAAAAGTTACATTTCCTTTGATTGAAAATAACATACAAAAAGATATTATTTATAATTATTGGAATGATAAAAATGTTAGATTTGCATACAGGAATAATTGTGTTGGTTGTGTTAATAGGCAACCATTAATGATATCACATATGGCAAGTAAAGACATAGACAAAGTAAAATGGTTTGACAAACAAGAACAATTAACAGGCAATAGATTTTTATCAGATGTTTCATTTAATCAGATTTTAAAATTTGGCACACAAGCAAGTTTTTTTGATGATGATTTTAATGAATGCGATAGTGGTTTTTGCGGAATATAAACAAACAAATGGAATTAAACAAAGACGAAAAGAGATTATTAATGGAAGTTTTTGAAGCAGAATGTTTTATTAATCCATTAGAAAAGATAACACATCCAAAACCAGCAATTTCATTTGGTGTTAAAAGTTATGAAACAAAAGATGGTAAAATAGAATATCCTACACCAATAGGAACTTATGGTAATTTTAGCTTTGTACAAGCTCCTCCTAAAAGTAAAAAAACATTTTTTGTTTCATTATTGTCAGCAATATATTTAGCAGACGAATTAGAGCAATTTGGAGGCGATTTAAAAGCAAATAGAGATAATAAGCACTTAATACATTTTGACACTGAACAGGGCAATTTTCACGCTGCAAATGTGTTTAAACGTCCTATTGATATGACAGGAATAAAAACAGATAAATATCATACATTAGCATTAAGACAATTAAGTTTTAAAGAAAGAGTTGAATTTATAGAATATTATCTTTACGATAAACTTGAAGCTACAGATATTGGATTAGTAATTATTGATGGTATTGCAGATTTATGTTCTGATGTAAATAATATTGAGGAAAGTAATGCAGTAGTACAAAAGTTAATGAAATGGTCAAAGGAATTAAATTGTCACATAGTAACAGTAATACATTCTAACTTTGGAACAGATAAACCAACAGGGCATTTAGGTTCATTTTTAGAAAAGAAAACAGAAACACAAATACAATTAGAATTAAACACAGTTAATAAAGGATTAGTAACCGTAAGTTGTAAACGTTCCAGAAACGCACCATTTGAAAACTTTAGTTTTAAAGTAAATAATTTTGGATTGCCACAAGTTGAAGGAGCATTTTACGACCCATTAAAAGATATATTTTAAATGAAAAATTATAAAGTATTAAATCTATACGCTTGTTTAGGTGGTAATAGATACAAATGGACAGATTGTGAAGTAACAGCAGTTGAATTAGACCCTGAAGCTGCAAGATTATATCAAGAAAGATTTCCGCAAGATATAGTAATTATTGCTGATGCACATCAATATTTATTAGACCATTTTAAAGAGTTTGATTTTATATGGAGTTCTCCGCCTTGCCCAAGTCATAGTAGAGCAAGATTTGCAGTAGCTAATAATTACAATACAAAAACAGATGCTATATATCCACAAATGGAGTTGTACCAAGAAATATTATTTTTGCAACATTACTTTAAAGGAAAATATGTAGTTGAAAATGTTATTCCATATTACGAACCATTAATAGCAGGTAAAAAAAGAGGTAGACATTTATATTGGTGTAATTTTGATTTGCCTAATGATTTAAATGAAAGAAAAATACAAATAGGCGCAGGTATTGATGAAGTAAATAAATTATGTGTATTTCACGATTATGATTTTAGACAGTATAAAGGAAAACAAAGAATAGATAAAATGGCAAGAAATTTAGTAGACTATGAAGCTGGATTAACTATATTTAACGTAGCAAGAGGTATATTTGAAAAACCAAAAACAAATCAATTAGAGTTATTATGAAAACAACAATAAAAAACCATTTAGATGAATTACAAGTTTCAAACGAAAGAATGTTACTTTATCATTCAGACAATAAAATGTTAATAAGTTTCTTTAAAGATTTAAAAGAAAAGCTTGTATATTTACAAGAATTAACAGATATGGAAGCAAGATATAATTTAACTCCTAT